AGTTTTTGAGGCGCAAATATATAACCGCGCGGACTCTAAATTCTCGCAAAAAATCCCTGATGAAATCAGTATATCTAACAACTTGAAAGTAGGTGATTGAATGCCGACACCAAAAAAAGCAATACAATTTCACACAAAGCATTATACAAAAGCTGAAAAAGCAGCAAGAGAAAAAAGAGAGAATGAACTCAAAGTCGGAAGAGATGAATTAATCGCTCCCGACTTTTTAAATGCTAAAGCAAAAGCAGAATTTAACAGAATTGTGGACGAAACAAAAAAAGCGGGAATACTCGACAACCTCGACTTGGGAATTTTGGCAATGTACGCAAATGCTTATGTACATTATGTCGAAGGCGTTAAAAAAATAAATGAAATGGGAGATGTTTTGGAAACATCACAAGGTTATCGCATGAATCCATATATCACAACAAACGAAAGGTATGTATCGCAAATTTTAAAATGCTCTGCAAAGCTTGGACTTGCAACAACCGATAGATTAAAACTTGTTGTGCCGGAGAAAAAGCAAGAAAAAGAAGAAAACAAATTTATAAGGCTTCTGAAAAATGGATAGAACAACAGAATATGCAAAATTGGTACTGTCGGGAAAACGTTTAACGGGGCGAAGTGAATATTTGTGTTGCAAAAGACATATTGATGATATAAAAAATAAAAAACTGAAATATATATTTGACGTTGAAGAAGCTGAAAGGCATATAAATATCGCGAACACTATGACAATCGGTGAAGGAACTGAAAAAAGACAGCTTGAAACAAGAGGATTTCAGAATTTTATTATTGGAAGCATTTTCGGTTGGCGAAAAAAACGAAGTAAAGAGAAACGTTTTCGTGAAGCATATGTACAAATGGGTAGACAGAACGGAAAATCGTTTTTGGCAGCGGAACTGTGTAACGACTTTGCAACATTCAGCGGATACCGAGAGGGTAGAATATTTTGTACGGCAACCAAAATGGAACAAGCAAAAATCGTTTGGCAAGAAGTTGCAAAATTTATAAGAGCCGACAAAGATTTGTTTGAACTTTATGAAATTAAAGAATACAATTCAACAATTTTAAGTAAAATTACTAACACAGTAATAAAAGCAATTGGGAGAGATACAAACTCCGCCGACGGTTTTAGGTCAGTACTGTCAATTATAGATGAATACCACGCGCACAATACTGACCAAATGTATCAATTAATGCGTAAAGGACAAATTAAAGTTGATAACGCATTGACCGTTGCAATTACAACTGCTGGATTTAATTTAAACAGTCCGTGCTACCAACAATATCAGTTTTGTAAAAAAATAATTGAGGGGGTCTTGAAGAAGGACTCTCTTTTTATTTATATCGCCGAAATGGACAAAGATGATGATATATGGAAACCCGCAAATTGGGCAAAAGCAAATCCACTAATACTCTGGAAAGACGATATCACGCTTAACAAAGAAATGCTTGCAAGAATGGCAGAAACCGCAATAGATGCAAGAGAAAAGGGCGGAAAAGACTTGGTAGACTTTCGCACCAAGCACCTTAATACTTGGGTAACTTACACGGGCGGTGCATTTATCGACTTAGCAAAATGGAAACTGTGTGAAACAAATAAAACAATTGATGACATGAAAGGCAAAACGGCGTATTTGGGTATCGACTTATCAAGTGGTGGAGATTTAACATCAATAGCTTTAGTGATACCGCAAGAAAAAGATAAAGTTTATATATACTCAAAATCCTATATGCCGGAACTGCGTTTAGCAGAGCACGAAAAAACAGACGAAGCGCCATACGGAGAGTGGGCAAAGCAAGATTTAATTACGTTAACTAGCGGCATGTACGGAATAAAAACAGACTACAAAGCGATAATCGCAGACTTGGCGAAAATTATTGAAGAAAAAGAAATAAATATTAAAGCTTGCGGGTATGACAGTCACAACGCAAGTGCGTTTCTATCTGATTTAGAAAGTACATTGGAGTGTGACATTGTTGAAGTTAAGCAGTCGGCGCGATCATTAAATGATGCAGTAAAAGATTTTCAGTTATCTGTAGATGCAGGACTGATTGAGTATGATAAGCGGAACGAATTATTAACGTGGAGTGCGATAAACGCCATAATTTCTGCGCCGAACTCCTTTGGTGAGATAAAGATAGATAAGATGACACAGAGCGAACGTATTGACCCAATAGACGCAATTATAGACGCTTGGAAAATATATACAATTTATAAAAATCAAGCGCCGAAAGTAAACGGCGAATCTGCGCTTAATGCTTGGCTTGGAATTACAAATTGAAAGGTGGTGAAAACAATTTGAAAATTTTAGATAAAATCGGAAATTTTTTAGGAATAAAAAACGAAGCAGTCGAAGACAACCCGATAATTTTAGATTTTTTTCAAGGCGGAAAAATAAATCAAACATCAGATATCGGAGAAATCACGTACTTTACATGTATAAAGACATTGTCGGAGTCGTTAGGCAAATTGCCGATTTATTTAATCGATGATAATAAAAACCGTGTTTATAATCACGATACTGTGGAACTCTTAACGACACAGCCGAACTCGGTGAATACGCCTATACAATTTTTTACTTATCTCGAATATTGCCGTAATCATTACGGAAATGCCTATGTGTATATCGAAAATGATAAAAACGGTAAATTTAAAAGTTTGTATCCTTTAAATCCGAGATTTGTAACTGTGCAAGTGAATAATTCTAATAAATTCACAGAACAGAAGTATTTCTACCAATACACGGATCCGAAAACGCAGAAAGCTTGGTTTATCATGCCGGAAGAAATGATACACGTTAAATCGTGGATAACTACTCCCGACGGGCTTGTCGGACGCTCCGTGCGTGAGATTCTTGCAACAAACATGCAAGGTAGCAAAGCAAGTCAAGACTTTTTGAATAAGTTGTATCAAAACGGACTCACAGCAAATGCAGTAATTAAATATGTTGGAGATTTGTCCGAGGAAGCGCAGTTGCGATTGCTTTCTGCGGTAGAAAGACAAGCGAAGGACAATGATAGACGATTAATAACATTACCGATAGGTTTTGATATATCAACGCTTGATTTAAAACTGACAGATAGTCAATTCTACGAGTTAAAGAAATACAATTCATTGCAAATTGCATCCGCCTTTGGATTGAAACCTAATCATTTGAACGATTACTCAAAATCTAGTTATGCAAACAGTGCGTCACAGAATTTAAGTTTTTACATAGACACACTTTTGTACAACGTAACTCTATACGAACAAGAATTTAACAGAAAGCTTTTAACAAAAACAGACAGACAAAAAGGACTTAAATATAAATTTAATGTTGCGGTTATATTGCGAGGTGACCCAAGCCAACAAGCTGAAATTATTCAAAAACTTGTTATGACGGGCGTGTATAGCATAAATGACGCAAGAAACTTGCTTGACTTTGCAAGCGTCGAAAATGGTGACGTGCATGTTGTTAACGGCTCAATGGTAGATATTAAAGATATTGGAATAGCTTATAAGGCAAAGGGGGTGAAAGAATGATAAAAGTAAATAACTTAGCGGACAAAGCGGAGATTTATATTCATGGTGATATTGTCGATGACGTGGAATCTAATTTTGTTAAAGGCTTTGACGGATTTGTTTTTCCTAAAGCTATAAAAAATAAGCTTGATAGCATCGGTGAAAAACCTATAACGGTATATATAAACTCAGACGGCGGAAGCGTTCCTGCAGGAGTTGCTATTGCGAACATGCTTAAACGGCATAAGGCAAAGACGACTGCAATAATTGACGGTTGGTGTTGCTCAATCGCAACGCAAATATTCTTTTCTTGCCAAGAAAGGCAAATCCCAAAAAATGCGTACTTGATGATACACAAACCGAGTTGTATAACATTTGGCAATGCTTATGAAATGCGAAAAACAGCAGAAACATTAGACACCATTCAAAAAGGTTTGGAAGAAGTTTATAGAGCTGCTGCCAAAGAGCATATAACGGAAGAGGATATTACCAATTATGTAAATCAAGAGAGCTGGTTCACGGGCGAGGAAGCGTCTGAAATTTTTAACATCACTCTTTTAGATGAGGTGAAAGCCGTCGCAAAATTCGGCAGCGGTAAAAATCAAATGCTTAATATTCCGAAAGATATATGTTTTGAAAGCAAAAATAAAGAGCTGAAAAAAGTCGAAAAGATTGAGGGAGAAAAAAACACACAAGATATTGAAAATCAAATAGAAATCAATTTAAAAATTGCAGAAACGGAGCTGAACTTATGCGAAAAAGCGTAGAACTTAAAAGAATGATTGATGAGTGTAAAACTCAAATTGAAAATCTTAAAAAAGATAAAAAATATGAGGATGCACTCAAAGAAACAGAAAAACTTGTTACTTTATCAAAAGATTATAAAACCGCCTTAGAAAACGAAGCGGAAGAAGAAAAAGGAGCTAAAAACATGGCAACAATTGCAAGTACAGACAACCAAATTAAATTGAAAAATCGAGTATTTAACAAACTCGTTTTCGGACGTGATTTGACGGAAGAAGAAAAAGAAATCGTAAATGCGGGACTTGTAGAAGAAACTGACACAAAAGGCGGTTATGCAGTTCCGGTAGAACAGAACCGCACACTTCTTGAATATCGTGATTACTACGTGCAATTGAAAAATTATGTAAATGTCGAAACGGTGAATACCTTATCCGGTAAACGTCCGACTCTCGGAGCAGAAAGCGGAACACTGACAAATTTTGAAGAAATGGGCGAAATTAAGCAGTCAGATTTCGATTTTGGGCAGATTAATTATAAAGTTAAGTCTGTCGGTGATATTATTCCGGTATCAAATCAGCTTTTGAAAGACAACGATGTAAATCTTTTAGGAATTATCGGAAAACGTTTTGCACGCAAATCAGTAAATACAGAAAACAAAGATATTATCGATATTCTTAAAACAGCGTCAAAAACGGACGGTAAAGATTACAAAGATTTAATTAAGTGTTTGAATGTAACGCTCAGTCCGGCATATATTGCAGACGCAAAGATTTTTACAAATCAAGACGGTTTCAATCTTTTAGATACTGCAACAGATAGTGATAACAGACCGCTCATGACACCGGACATTGCAGAGCCGTCAAAACAACTTTTCAGAGGACACGAAGTTGTTGTTGTACCGAATTCTTTATTGGCGTCTGAAGGAAACAAAGCACCATTCTATGTAGGTAGTCTTGCAGATTTCATTTACTTCTTTGACCGTCAACAGATTGAAGTTGCCGTATCTGACGTAGCCGGTTTTACAAGATACGCAACATACATTCGTGCGGTACAGCGTTATGACGTCAAGAAAGTAGATGAAAACGCAATAAAAGGTGTTGAACTCCCTTTTTAACGACCGTGCGCGAAGAAGAAAGTAGCTCAGGCAAAAAGGCGTCAGAATAAAATGCCGAGATTGGAGTTAGAAAATGATACTCGAAGAATTAAAAAACTATTTGCGCACGGATAGCAACGAAGACGATCCTCTGATTGAACGATTGTCAGAAATCGCAGACAGTTACATCAGAAACTCTGTTAGCAATTATGACGAAAAAATGAAAAACGCTGATTTCGTGAAGCTCAGTGACATGGCAAAACTTGCTATTGTCGCAGAGCTTTATGAAAACAGAAATGACGCAGTACAAAAAGACTACAGCTTTACAATTCGTTCGATAATCGAGCAATTGAAATGGAGTTATTAAATGCTTAAAATCGGTAAATTAAATAAAAAAATAGACCTGCTGAAACCTGAACTTACAGAGGACACTGGATTTGGACAAATAACAAATTACAGGCCGTTTGTTTATACTTGGGCGGAATTTTTAAAACAAAGAATTACCCCGGTGAACGCAAACGGTGACGCCAGCGCGGTAATGGTAACGCAAGGGATGAAAATTCGTCCGGTAAAAGAAGTGGAGAAAGGTTGGCGTGTAAAACACGGCAGTAGAACTTTTGAAATTTTATCGGTAGATAACAATCAAGCAGATGTCATGATACTTACGACGCAAGAGTTGATACCATGAGAAAAACACCTTTTCAAATACAAATAAAAGCAAGCAAGGCATTAGATACACTCGTAAGTGATATAAATCGATACACTGAAGCGTCACAAAACGCAATAAAAAAAGTTGTACAAAAAGGCACGATTGCTATTCGTGACGAAGCGATTCGCAATTCGCCGTATCGCACTGGTGCGTTGCGCCGAAGCATATCGGCAAATTATGAGGCAAATGGGTATGTGGGTGTTGTAAAGGCAAAGGCACAGCACGCCGCGATTGTTGAATTTGGTACAAATGAACGTTTTGCATGGAATAGAAAAAATCACGCAAGGATAATCGGTGACGATTTTGTGCGTGGCACAGTCAGCACGGGTAGCATGCCGAAAAAACCGTTTTTACGTCCTGCATATGAGAAAAACAAAGAAGCTATATTCGAAGGGATCAGAAAGGCGGTAGAACTTAAAGAATGATTATAAAACAAATTCCGATTGTAAGCTTACGAAAAGCTGTGTTCAAACTTTTAAAAGAAGGTCAAAAAACACCAATTTACGGTACAGTATCAACTCAAGCAAAATTACCGTATATTACAATCGGTGCATTGACGTTCAAACCTTTACAAACAAAAGATTTAACAATATGGCAAAACTCGCTACAAATTGATGTTTGGGCAGATAAAAACGGCAAATTACAAGTCAATGAGACACTAAACGACATTTGCATAATGCTTAGTGTATACGGAAAAGAACTCGAGCTTGAGGAATATACAATTATTGATTGCAATATTAATTTAGTAGAAGATTTTCCGGAACTTACAACTGGACATCACGGGGTAGTTACGGTGGATTTTACATTACAACAAAAGGAGTAATGAACAATGGCAAAATTATCAGCAGAAGAATTAAAAAAATTACCTAAGTACAAGAGCTCTGTCGTTGCGGAGGCAGGTAAAGACACATTGTTATATATTGACAAAGGCGGCGAAGCAGGAACTCCTACTTGGGTAGTAGCAGGTGGGCAGCGTAATTCACCTGTACAGTATAAAGCAAATGAAATTGACGCATCACACAAAACATCAGGCGGTTGGGATGATAAAGTTGCGGGTACTCGCTCATGGACAATAGATTATACAGGGTTGTACATTATGGGTGACGAAGCTGTTCAGATACTTGACCACGCATTTAGAAATTCTCTGGCGGTGCACGTGAAGGTGCAATACCCGGACGAATCTTATCAAGTGGGCTGGGCGAGTGTAACAGAATTTTCACGAGAATTCCCACACGATAATGTTGCAACTCTGAAAGTTACTTTGAACGGCAAAGGTCCGATATCCGAAATTGTCGCAAAAGGCGAACAACCCAAAGAAGTTTAAAAACTGAAGGAGAAAAAAGATGAAAAAAACAGTTGTTTTTAAAATTGGTAAAGAAAAGCACGAATTGCTTTTTACGATTAAAGGCATTGCTAAAATGGAAAAGGCGTACGGACAAAGCATAACTCGCTTTTTACAGGGCATATTCGGCGCAGTTGTTACTGTAGACGAAAACGGAAAAGCCAAAGTTGATACAAGCTATCAAGATAAAATCGGCGATGTCGATTTTATTAAATGCGGTCTTGAGTGCGGACTTGTCGGAAAGATTGATAACTTTGATGCATATGAGTTTATAGACAAATATTGTGCAAACGGCGGAATTTTAATCGAATTATTTAATTATATTGTAGAAGCTTTGCTTGAAACGGGGCTTTTTATCAAGGGAGTGGCGAACACTCCCGAACCGACACAGAAAATAAAGAACAAGTAAAAATTTCATCTTTTAAAGATTGGGTTGACACGGCGGAGTGTATTGCTTACCGTGTCGACCTTACTCCTTTAGAATTTGAAAATTTACAACCTATCGAATTTTATAAATACTTAGAGGCACAGCAAGAAAAAGAAAAAATCAAAGATAGAAAACAATCATATTTTTTAGCTTGTATTTTAAACACGCAATTGACCAAACCGATACAGGCTGAAGATATTTATAATACATTGCATCCGGAAGATAGAGATTTACCTTCCGCTGAAGGTAAAAAAGAAATTGAACGCATTTTTAAAATGAAGGGAGCTGACGAAGTGAATAATGACTAAAATATCCGAATTATTAGTCAAAATAGGTGCTGATGCCGGCGGACTTCATAAAGAACTCGGGAAAATACAACCCGAAATGAAAAAAGCGTTTGGCGCAGAACCTATTACAGAAATGCAAAACGCACTGACCGGAACAGCAGGCACACTTGAAACACTGATATCTAAATTTGGTGGAATTATGACAATGACAGCCGGCGGTTTCGGTCTTTTTTCTTTGGTCGAAAGTGCAGCAAAAGCAGGAGAAGCGACATACCAACTTTCACAACGCTTAGGTGTGACAACGGCTGAGGCAGGTAAGTTTTCTAAAATACTTAAATTTACAGGCGCAGATGTCGACACGGCGTCAACGGCTTTTATGAGGCTTGATAAAACCTTAATGAGCGGTGGGCAAGCAAGTAAAAATATAAAGGCGATGCTTAATGCTGTGGGCGTGAGTCTTACTGACCAAAGCGGTAAGCTTTTGCCGTTAAATCAACAACTCGAACAACTTGCGCAAGGATACCAAAGGGCAACAAAGGCTGGCTACGGACAAGAATTTTTAATGCAGACACTCGGAAGTCGTGGGCTGTCTATGGCAAAAACTCTTGCCGACTATAATAATGCCGTTAAAAATGTAAGCAAGGTACAAGGCATAGGATTAAATCCTAAAGAAATGCACGAATTGAATAATGAACTTAAAATCGTGCAAATGCAATTCGGGCAACTTGGCAATGTAGGTGGAATGGCGCTTGCGCCGATAGCAAAAGAGCTGATACCTCCGATATTAAAAGGACTTGGAACAACTGCAGGATATATCGCCAAAAACCGAAGAGAATTAACAGCTATTATTAAACTGATTGCTATATTGACTGCGTCCATCAAAGCCGCCGCCGTAGCAAAAAAACTTTTTGCAGCGGCGAAAAGTTTTACACCAACGAAAGAGGTTGCGGCTGAAGTAGCACTGACGAAATCACAAGAACGCTCTATTACAAGGCGTCTTAAAATGATAGAAAGGCAAGCAGTTGCAGAAGAAAGAGCATATCTCAAAACTTTAAAAGCTGCCAAGCTTTCTGACGATGCCAAAAACGCAAGCTTTACAGAATATTGTATAAAAAGAAATGCAAAACTTGATGAAACACTCGCAAGAGAAGAAGCGCGTATGCGCACGCACTATCAGAAAGCAAATCTCGAAAAAGCACAAGCAGAATTGAATGAGGTTCGGGCAATCGGTCTGACAGAAAAATCGGCAAGTAAAAAAACGGCAACGATAATTACAAATGCAAGCCGCGAAATGCAAGCACAAGGAATAGTAAACACTACAGTAAAACAAGGCTCTGTAGAAATGATTGGTCTTGGAACTAAATCTGTAGAAACAGGAATACAAATTATGAGTATGACAAGGGGCGCGGTGTCAGGACTCGGTTTAATGAAAAACATGGTTTTGAGTCTGACGGGAGGTTGGATAGGTTTAGCACTTGCTATAGGTGCGGCAACATGGCAGTTGTATTCTTATCTTAAAGCAGACGAAGCAGAATCAATGTCAAAAGATACAAAGTCCGTTATGATTGGCAAACAGAAGTATTATTATTCAAAGCGCAACGATCAGTGGATGAACATTGACGAATACGGACATCGTAAATATGTAATGAATGGTGACTCTCGTATACCCGAAATACAAAAAGCGTGGGAAAAAGAACACGGCTCACTTGAAAAGTATAAAAATGGTGGTGCTGCAAATCTTGATGCACAACTCGAACAGAACTCAAAAGAACTTGAAGAGTTAAAAAAGCAACTGAAAGACACAACTGCCGAACTCGGTAATGTCGGCGGTGGAGTTGCAAGCGGAAGTGCAGCAAGTGTTGACGTGCCGAAACAGACATATCAAATTGAACGACCCATAGGCGAAAGTGTAGTCGATTATGCAAACAGTTTTGCTGACGGGCTGCAGTGGATAGGTCCGTTTACAAGTGATGCAAGTGTACAGTGTGCAAGCTTTGTGTCTGAATTATACAAAGCAAATGGAATATTAGGCTTGTGGAGTGCAAACGTAGACGACTTGGCAACCCAATTCGGAAGCGCTTACCACGAAGTCGGTTCGCTTGGAGAACTCAAGTCGCAAATTAAAGAAGGCGACATGATTAAATGGAACGCACACACAGGAGTTTATGTCGGTAATGGTATGTATCGCGCAAGAAACTCAAGCGGCGGCGTGCACACGGGAACACTTGAGGAAGGTGAACAGTGGTTTGGGCGTGTACAAGGATATGGCAGTATATCCGAATACACCGGTGGAAGAACAGCTACATTTACAACTGACGATGCAGGACGTGCAGAGCAAGAAAGACTGCGAAAACTTAACGAAGCTAAAGACCAAGCTATAAGAATTTTTGCGGAGATGTCAAAAGAAATCGAGTCGGAACAGACTACTGCATACTCCAAAGGTATGTCAGAAATTGCCGAAAATGTCAGAAATAAATCGAATGAAATAAATAAGCTTGAAAATGCGGGCATACCGACGGAATCAATTAAACTTTTGAAAGACAAGCTTACAGAATATGAAAATGTAATGAAAGCACGAGTTGTCAAAACTTGGCAAGAAAACATGTCAAAAATGACAGACGAAACAAAGAAAGCTAATGCTGAAATGGCGGGAGATTTTAAAGCTCTTGCAGATGTAGAATACGAAACGGCTAAACGAGCGCTTGACAAAGAACGTGAGGAACGTTTTAAACAAGTTGCGAAAAACAAAGATGATAAAGAAGCGATGAATGCCGTTAACCAATGGTACACGGAACAAGAAAAGAAACTGGCGGAACAACGCACAGAAGCTTATCGTGAATCGTATAAAAAACAACTTGAGCTTTTTATAAAAAATCAAGATTTTATGAAACTTAAGCAAACGCTAAATGAGGGCGGACAAAACCAACTGGATTTTGACGGACGAGCAAAAGCGCTTGAAAAATATAAAGATTTATGGAATTCGAGCCATATAAGCATGGGCGAAGAACTTGTAAAATTTACTGAGACAACGCAAAGTGCGTTTAAGGATATGTTGACAGGCGTTTTAGATGGCACAAAAGACTTCGGCGATGCCTTTATGGATATGGTAACTAATATCGGACAAGGCGTACTTGAGCAACTTACACAAAACCTTTCAAACCGAATAACACAACGTCTTTTGGGCGGCACGTTTGAAAATATTCTCGGTGGGCAAAACGGAGAAGGAAACAACGTCGGATTCGGCGGATTAGGTTTATCAATGTTTGGCGGTCTCGGCGGTGTAGGACAAGGCGGTTTAATGCAAAACTCGGCAAATCTTCTGTCGAGATTTAATGAGGAAATTAAGCTTTCAGGAACAGCGATAGGACTTTTTGGCGGTGGTCTCGATAAAAGCACAATGCTTACTACCGGATTTAATTTAATTCAAAGTACACTTAATACTGCGACAAAACCTGCAGAAATAGGTGCAACGACAGGAGCTACCGGAGCTTTGGCGACAATGACGGCAAGTGCGGCAGCTGCGAGTCACGCACTTAGTACAATTGCCGTGTCCGGGGCGAGTGGTGGCGGAGGTGGATTGTTCG